GTCACGCGCTCGGGAAATGAAATTTTCGGATTAAAAGCGGCTTCCGTGGAGTGCAAGTTGGGGCGATACGCGCTAATGTTGAGGGATGATGGTTGACGCGTCAGCAAATAGCGTTCGTCGAGGCGTATCTGGGGCCGTGCTCCGGGAACGCGGCGGCAGCGGCGCGGATTGCCGGCTACAAGAACCCGGCGACGCGCGGCTGCCAGCTGCTCGGGGATCGGGCGGTGCGGGCGGCCATCGACGAGCGACTCCGGGCGAGTGCGATGTCCGCGGACGAGGTGCTCGCCCGGTTGACGGAGCAGGCGAAAGGCTTACCTGGTCCCTGCTACCAGCTCACCGACGCGGGGACGTTGAAGATCAACTGGGCGGCGGTCCGGGCGTTGAACCTGCTGCATCTGGTCCAGGAAGTCATGGACACCCAGTATGGGCAGCGGGTGAAGCTGGCGGACCCGCAGCGGGCGCTGGAGATGCTCGCCCGGTTCCACGGCGTGGCCGGCGAGAAGCAGCACGTCACCTTGCTGCAGAAGGTCAGTCTCGAGGTCCAGCAACTTCCTGATGCAGATCTACTGGCCATCATCGCAGGACACGGCGCAGCTCAATATCCGGCGGCGCTGTGCGCTGGCGGAAGCGAGGCGTCGGGGCTTGGTGATCCCGACACAATCGACGCAGAGTTTCTGCCCGCAGACGCCACACCCGAGGCAGCGTGATTTCCTGGCGCTTGAAGCGCGAGAGGCGCTGTATGGGGGCGCAGCTGGTGGAGGTAAGAGTTCGGCGTTGATGATGGGGGCGCTCCAGTATGTCCACGTCCCCGGGTATTCCGCACTCCTGCTCCGGCGGGCGTATGGAGACCTGATCCTGGCGGATGCGATGATGGACCGGGCGCGGCAGTGGTGGGGTGGGACGGCGGCCACCTGGCGGGACAGTGAGAAGACGTGGCACTTCCCGAGCGGGGCGAAGGTCACTTTCGGATACTGCGATCACGAGGCGGACAAGTATCGCTACCAGGGCGCAGCCTTCCAGTATCTCGGGGTGGACGAGGCAACGCAGTTTTCCGAGAGTCAGTATCTCTACCTGCTTTCCAGGCTCCGGCGGCTGGAGGGGTCGGACGTGCCGGTCCGGGCGCGGCTGGCGAGCAACCCTGGGGGCGTCGGGCACGAGTGGGTGAAGGCACGGTTCGTCAAACCCGGCGATCCGGAGCGGCCGTTCATCCCCGCGTTCATCCAGGACAACCCGAGCCTGGACGGCAGCGATTACATGCTCTCGCTGAACCAACTCGACCCGGTAACGCGGATGCAGTTGCTTCACGGCTCCTGGGATGTGCAGGCAGAAGCCGGGATGTTCAAGCGCGAGTGGTTCCGCGTGGTGGACGACGTGCCGAACAACCTGCGGCTGGTGCGGTATTGGGACTGGGCGGCGTCGGCAAACCACGGGGACTGGACGGCCGGCGCCCTTTTGGGGATCAGCCCCGACAAGCGGCTCTGGATCCTGGACGTTCACCGCGTCCAGGGCGACCCGGCCACGGTGCAGAGAACCATCCAGGCGATTGCCTCACAGGATGGCCGGCACGTCGAGATTGGGATCGAGCAGGAGCGGGGATCCGCGGGATTGATCGCTATCGAATATTACCAGCGCGAACTGCTCCAGGGGTATCGGGTTCGGGGGAACCGATGCACCGGCGACAAGGTGACCCGAGCCGCGCCGTTGAGCGGGCAGGCAGAAATTGGCAACATTGCGATGTTGCGGGGGTCTTGGAACCGTGAGGTTCTCGATGAGCTTCAGGCGTTCCCTACGAAGGGGGTTCCGGATGATCGCGTGGATGCGCTCTCCGGAGCGTTTCAGTTGCTTTCGGGCGGGAGCCGGTTCACGCCTGGGTTTGCCACGGCCGCGCGGCCGACGGGGGTAGCGTGATGGCGTTCTGGTCCGAGTGGTTCCGTCGCGCACCGTCCGCACCCCCGGCGATACCCGGCCGGCGCGAAGTCGGGATGACGGCCACCGGCCGCCCTACCTACTCCACGCTCCTCGGCGGGTACTCCACGCTCCCGCGGCCGCAGTCACTCCGGCTGCTCGGCCAGTTCCACGCGGCGATCCCCACGCTCCCCCGGGCTATCTACGTGCTGACGGATCTGGTCGGGTGCCCCTGCCTCGTCGGGGAGTCCGAGGCCGAGACGAAGCAGCTCAACGCCTGGGCGACGGGGCTCAAGTATGGCGGGATGGCCGGCGGCATGTCGCGATGGCTTGCCGATCACCTGGCGCAGATGCTCCTCTACGGCTACGCGGTCGGAGAGATGACGGCGGCGCCGGACCGGAGCGGGATCGACACGCTATGGGCCTACAAGTCGCCGCCGTTCGGCTTCCGCACCGACAAGGCGGGGCAAATTACCATCGTGCAGGAGTCGGTCCTGGACGGAGAGCGCACTCTGAACCCGGACTCGGCACTCCACACGGCGTATAGGCCCGAGGGGTGCGACCCGAACGGACGTAGTCTGTTCTTCGCGTCTCACACGTTCTGCCAGGCGTGGCTCGACATCGCGCACGCGTTCCGGGCGACCTGGAAGCGGAACGGCATCCCGATCTATCACGTCCACACGCAACTCCCAGAGACGCTCAACGACCCGGACGGGAGCACGGGAAGCGCGGTCGCGTCGGCCCTCGGTTCGAACTGGGCGGAAACGATGCGGAGTCAAGTCATGGACGGCCGCGCGAAGGACTTCTGCACGGCCAACGTCGGCGATACGTCCGTGCGGGTGATCGGCGCGGACGGCTCGATCATTGACATTGCCGTGAGCAAGCGGGCCATCGTCGAGGAGATCGTCGTGGCGTCCGGCATCCCAGGCTGGTTGCTTGGCTACATCTGGAGTAGCACGGAGCGGCTCTCCAGCGTCCAGGCCGGACTGCTCACCACCAGCGTGCAGGGCATCCGGCGGGCGGTCGAGCCTTGCATCCGGCGGGTGGTGGGCACGCATCTGCGACTCTCCGGCCGGCGAGGGGCGGAATACGAGATTGAGTGGTCCGACGTGTCGATGGTGGACCTGGAGGCCACGGCGCGTGCGGCGTCCCTCGATGCGGCTGCGCAGCTGTCGCGCCAGAAGTATTATCGGCAACTCTGGGCGGACGGAGTAATCAGCCAGGAGCGATACGCACAGGAGATGACGGGCATGGCGCAGGTCGAGGTCGAGATGGAAGCCCCGACGATGGCGCCTTCCCGCGGGGCAGGGACGGAAACGGGGACGGCGGCATGATTGCGGAGATTTGGCGGGCCTACCAGGCGGCCCGGGCCCCCTACGAGGTGCCGCCTGTGTCGCCGGCCACGCTTAAGGCGATGCGGGAACTGGTGGCAACCCTGCCGGTCGATGACTTGCCGGACCTGATGCACTCCTCGGCCGAGTCGTTGATTCGGACCCGAAACCCGGCCGTCCGGTCGGCTCACTGGTGCAAGTTCCTAGCCGCGCGGGAGCGGCTGGACGCGGAGATGAGGTGGACGCGATGAGCTACGTACACGAGTCACTAATCGAGGTCCGGGCGGCGCTGGCGGAGCCTACCGATGATGATCTCGCCATCTTGAGCAGGAGCGATTACGCAGGCGGGGCCACTGACGGTCTCTCCGTGCGGGAGATGCTCCTCGCTCACGATCAGTACGACCGGACGTTTGAGCGGTTTCCGCCGGCCTACCTGGCGAGGTTCGCGGAGACGTTGCCCGGGAAGTCCGTTCTGGCCGGCCACGATACCGGCCGGCTGCCGATGGCCCGCTTCTTCCGGGCGGACGTGGAGCAGCGGCGCGAGAGCGGGTTTCCCACGCTGCGCCAGCCGGGCAAGGACTACCCGGCCGACCCGGGGGTGAAGGCCGCGGAACTGGTGCCCGGGTTCGAACCGCGGAACCGCACCGTGCGATGGCTCAAGGGTGGCTTCTACTACCCGGCCGATCCGGACCTGGACGCGAAGATCACGACCGGCATCTATCGCAGCGTCAGCATCGGGTTCCGGTTTGCGGACCTGGACTGCGACGTCTGCCGGAAGAGCTACCTGCGCGGGGACTGCCCCCACTTGCTCGGGCAGGAACTGGACGACGGGCGGCGCGTCACCGGGACCTACTCCGGCGACGTGGCGCAGGTGGAGGCGCTGGAGGGCTCCATCGTGTGGCTCGGGGCGCAGCCGCAGGCTCGGATCATCAAGGCGGCTGACGGGCGGCTAATCGACACCCCGGAAAATCTCGCGAAGACTTTGACGGGAGAAGTTGACGCCCTGCGGCTGAAGTGGTATCAAAAGATGGCGTGTGACACCGGCTGTCCGCGCAAGATCTTCACGGGGCCCGGAGCCCCGATCACTTTGCCTCCTGGCCCGGAGCCGGGAACCACCGACATGGAGGCATCGGCTATGACGGCCGAACAACTCGCCGCACTCGAAACCGAGGTCGCGGCACTCCGGAAGCAGGTCGCGGAACTGGAGCCCCTGGCGGCTCTCGGTGCGTCCGCCGTGAAGACGGCGCAGACTCGCTACCTTGCCGCGGCAGCCCGCGCCGGCCGATCCGACGTTGAGGCGGTTGCAGTCGCCGATATGTATGGCGCCCAGCGCAAGAGCGACGATCTGCTCAAGCTCGCCGACGCGCTTGACGCGGAAGTCGCGGCCCGCACGCCCATCACCCCATCCGCCGACGTGAAGTCGGCCCTGGTCAATTCCGACCACCCCACTGCCCGGAGCGCGGATGAGATCCTCGCCTCGGCCGGCCTGTAGGAGACACGATCATGCCTGTTCGCGGGATCGGCACCGACCCTTCCGGGGCACCGCCCCCGGTCCGCCTCTGCAATTACGTCCTCGCCAGCTACACGGCGGCTGGAACGTCCGCCCCGGCTGATGGCGACATCGTGAGCTACTCCAGCGCGGGGAATGACCGCATCGTGATGTGTCCCGATGACACCACGAAGCTCATCGGCCGAGTCAAGGGCGATCCGAACACGACCGACCTCACCGTCCAGGTCGAATGGCTGGACGTGGTGCGGTTCGTCGAGGTCGACTGCGACGACGCCACCACGGCGACGCTGCTAAACGCGGCGATCAAAGACGGGAACACGACCGTCGTGAACAACTTCGACGCCGGATCGACCACCGGCGGGCTCAAGGTCATCTCCAAGAGCGGAACTTCCGGCGCGATCACCATGGCTTGCGCCGTGCTGGCGGGAGGGTAAGCGGATGAAGCGCGGGATCATCAACGACCTGGATCTGGGCTTCTACACCCAGGCACGCCGGGAGAAGCGGGCGCCGCTCAACTGGCTGACGGACAAGGTACTTGAGGCCGAGGAGAAGGATGGGCGCGACCCGTCCGAAGCACTCCAGAAGCACATCGAGGCCACGCAGCGGCATCTGGGGGTGACGGACCCACTGAGTCGGCGCGGGCAGATGGCGGCCGGGATCGCGTGCCAGACCTACGGGGTCAAGCGCGAACTCCAGGCGCGGCGGATCAATCTCTACTCGGACACCTGCGAAAAGTTCTTCGGCCCCGGCTC